AAGACCTTCGCGCTTACCACAACCTCGACCTTGAGCGTGAGCTTACTGAGCTCCTTTCGAAAGAAGTTCAATTGGAAATCGACCGTGAAATTCTTGAAAATCTTCGTATGATTGCTTACGATGTTGAGGGTGATGACACCCGAATGAACGCGTGGAACCGTAGTTCTAATGACCTAGGTAACCCTAACAGCTTCCCTAGTGTTGCTGGATTCCAAGACGGTACTCAATCTTCTACTGATTTCACTTATAACTTCAATGCAACTACCAACCCTGCTGGTTCCGACAGGAACGTGTTCTTTGTTGATTTGAACTCAAGTTCTCTCAACCTACAACCACGTCACGTTGGCGAGGCTTATGCTAACCTGGTTGCGGCAATTAATTTCGCTGCTCAGGATATCTACAAGTCTACCCTGCGCGGTGCTGGTAACTACATTCTTACTTCTCCGATGGTTGCTGCTATGCTTCATTCATCGTCTAAGCTTGAAGGTGGTATGGGCTCTGAAGAGACTGGTCAGCTTGGTAACTCACTTCAGTACAAAGGTAAGTGGATGGGCATGTATGACGTGTTCGTTGACCCACTTTGGCCTGATGATGAAATTCTTGTTGGCTACAAAGGAAATTCGCCTATGGATGCAGGTTTCGTGTACGCTCCGTACATTCCTCTCCAAATGCTCCCAACCGTTGTTGACCCGAACTCTTTCCAACCAAGAAAGGGTCTGTTGACACGTTACGGCAAGGCAGCTATTACTCCTGAGTCTAGATTCTATCGTATTATTCGCCTTGTAGGTGCTACTTCCCGATACATGCTCGCTCCGTTCGCACGGATTGACGAGTCTTGGGATACGGTTGCTGCTAATGGTCACGCAGCCCAGAGTTAAAGAATTAAGAATTAAAATAACAATTCACTTTATAAGAAGGGAGCCATTCGGCTCCCTTCTTCGTCTATATAAAGTGAGGTTTTCAATATGAAATATAAGAATACTAGCCCCCATGGAGTTTATGTGCCAGTTGGTGGAAGTCCCGTTTTTGTTCCTGCGGGACAAGAGATAGAGACTGATGATGTCGTTGCCCACCCCCACATTCACAAGATTGAAGAGGAGAAGGTTGTCGAAAAGGTAGAAGAGACTCCTGCTCCTGTCGCCAAAAAAGAAACTAAGAAAAAGGTTACTTCTAAAAAATCAGATAAGTAATGGGCAATCCACATACTTCAATGCAATATGGCGCTGATTATAGCGGAATTTACCCCAACACTCATTGGGGTAATACGTTTCATAAACAGCGGGGTGGCGCACTAAGTACGGCTTCTGCCATTTCGATAGGGGGTATAGATTACCCTAACCTTAATAAGCGAAGGTTTAGCAATAATGTAGAGATTACTGAGTTTTACCAGATTATCAAAGATTTTGTTCTATCTCGCTTGGGTTTTCCCGTCGTACGAGTTGAGTTAACGGACCATCAAATAGCTACCGCTATTGATGAAGCTGTCTCTAAGTTGGACTACCATTCTCCTAGATGGTGTACCCAGTTAATGACGTTTGAAACTTCTGCCGGAGTCAATGGGTATACATTACCTCCTCTAGTGATGAATAATTTACAGTATGTTGTGTACAAAAAGACTCTTCTTGCTGTAGCACAACAGCAAGGAACGTTGGAATTCGATTTCTTCATCAAATATTTCCAGGATAACTTCTTATTCTCCGATTTCCAAATAGGAGATTATTTGGTTATGACTATGCACTTAGAACAGATTAGAAAGATTCTAAGCAGAGAAGGTTCTTGGGATGTTATTGATAACCGAATGTTATTTTTACATCCAAATCCAACAGAGAGAGAAGAGGTTGTTGTTGAGTTTAGAGCACTTAACTCGGAGACTTTGCATCCGTATTTTCTAAATTGGTTACAAAGGTATAGTTTAGCTGTATCTAAAGGTATTTTAGGAACTATTCGTGGTAAGTATGATATGTTACCTTCTCCCCAAGGAGGCGCTCGCCTAAATGGAGCTCTGCTCTCCCAAGAGAGCGTGCAGGAACAAGAAAAACTTTTAGAAGAACTTCTTAGCGAAATGGAAGAACCCCCAGTCTTTACCGCGTTCTAATGAACAATTTCGGGCCAAACAAAAAAGATTTTAGGTTTAACACTAATATTGCGAGCGATAATTTGGTACCAACTGATAGTCGCTTGAGTATGTTCGATTTAAATAATCCGGACATCACGCTTTTTAACATGGTTGATGATGAGTTGATTAGGTTGTCTGGCTCTGAGCTTTTACTTTATAGATTTTTTGTTGATGAGAATTACGATGACCTGTACGATGAAAGTAGAAAAAAGGCTATCGACCCGTCTCCGATTTTGTTAGTTGGTCATTACGAACCTAGGGCTGTTGAGGAGAATTTAACTGAATTTGGTATAGAGCTTACTAATGACCAAACTTTCACTTTCAATAAAGCCTATACCCAAGAGCGACTTGGTCGCCCACTTATACCGGGAGACATTATCAAACCACGGTTCCAAAATCAAAAATATGAAATTTTTGAGGTACAAGAGGACCGTTTTGATGTGTACGGTGTATACCATTTGGTAGCCTCTGCCAGACTCCTACGCGATGGACCGGACATTCAGGACGTTGCGCAATACCCAGACCGAACAGATTTCTTTGCTGAGTGATGAGTGAATCTCTCTCTTCTCTTAGTGTAGAAAGTGTTAACTTTGATGTATCACTACAAAACACGGCTCAGCGGCATGATTTACGTGCTAGGGATAAGATTCGTAAGGAGTTGATAGAATATGAAGCTAGAACGTTTGAGTCTACTGAATTTTATCGGGAGTATACGCAGTTCTTAATTCGCAAGTTTAGTCGTTTAAAAATTATTGATGATGAAAAGAAGGTTAAGAATATTAATGTTTTCTATGCAAACCCAGAGCGCGCAATCGCAAAAATGAAAGAGGATAGAAATATGGTTCTTCCAGTAGGCTCCATTTCATTTGACCGGATTGAGGATGATATAGCCCGAAGAAGGGTTGATACGACTCTCCAACAGGAGGTACTGTGGGATGAAACTTCTCAGAGAGCCACAAGAGTTGTATCTCTTGCCCCAAAGGCTGTGGTATTATCATACATGTTTCATATTTATACGAAGTATACAGAGGATATGGCTCAATTAGTGGAACAAGTGGAGTTACTGTTTAATCCTGCTATGGATATAAAAACTTCCCACAGTAACTCAATTAAAGCTTATCTTGGAGATATAATAGATGCTACATCTTTACAGTACTCGGATAGGGAGGATAGATTGGTTCGAAGGCAAATTATGATTAACATAGAAACTTATATTCCTACGAGAAAATTTAGGGTAACATCTACTGGTAGAATCGGTCATATAATCAACGAGCTGATTGTGTCAGATTGTTAATATAGAATCAAGAATTCCGTAGATTTCTCTTCTAGCTCTTATAAATATAGTAGAGATATGAATACCTCAGTCATCAAAAATGTAAGTTCACAAGGATTGGAGATAATCCTTTACGATGGGGGGGGATATGCCCACCATTGGCTAAAGCCTCTTCAAACCCTTTCCGTCCCTTCAACCTATCTTACTGATACGGTACACGAAATGGCAGCACGCAAGCTGGTGTCAATTAAAAACGCTTAAGGAGAATATAAATGCCTAGTTTTGTTAGTCCCGGTTCGTATGTGATTGAGAAAGATTTTTCTGAATTCGCGCCCACTTTAAATGCTTCAGTTGCAGGTCTTGTAGGTTTTGCCTCACAAGGTCCTATCAATAAAGCTACGCTGGTTACCAGTGCCGCTCAGCTAATTCGTACCTTTGGTCGTCCCGACCTAACTGCAGGTGGGCAAGGATTATATGCTGCCTTGGAGGTTTTAAGTAAAACCAGCGCTCTGTATTTTGTAAGAACTGCTACTAGTTCTTGCACTGATGCCAGTGCTGGTGTTTCTTGGGGACCTTGCCCAGCTATCTATGTTTCTGGGTACGACGGATGGACTCGCGACCTTCTTTTTGAGATTGATGTTCACAATCATGCTGGTTCGTACAAGAACCCAACTGGAGATACTATTCGACTTGTTGTAAACTCTCTATCCTCTACAAATGGCGGAGGTCGAACAGACTACTCCACCGCTTACACAACTGAAGCTGGAGGTCTCGCTATTGCTAATGCAGTATCGAAAATCGCTACAAGTGATTTCCCGTTCTCATGGGTAACAGACCCTGATGATGTTAGCGCTGGTTGGTTTGTTGGAAACTGGGCAGGCTCTGGAGCTTTTATGACTGCTTCAGCAGCATCTGGACAACCAGGCACAATTTCAAACCTGTCTTCAATACTCGACCTAAGGTTGTCTGGAATCGGTCAAGGTCACGATGCTTTCGGTTTGAGCCCAGGAATGAGGCTTGTTGGAGCTGATGGTGACCCTTCTGCACTCCTTGGCGGTTCTTTAGACGCTAAAGGTGGAGGTGACCATAAGTATCACTCCCTTTCTTCTACGCTAGCTTTCGGTGGTGTAGTTGGCGGCGAAAATTATTATGTCCGTTCAATCTACCCAGGCTCCGGCTACAACCACACTAGTGCGGTTGAGCTAGGAGATATTACCAACAAAGGTCTTCAAGTGAAAGTAACGTCCCGTAACGGCAAAAACTTCGTTATGGAGATGTACAAAGATGGCGCTTCCGAAGAGAACTTTGACATGAACTTTGAGGCAGGTTCGGTAGTCGACAACGTGTATACTGGTAAATTCCCTGAGAATGTACTAAACGTTGGTGAAACTAATACTACCTCAAATTACGTTAAAGGTGAATTCTTACTACAC